CATCGGCAGTAGTACCCTCAAAGACAATGCTAGTTCCAATGCCAGGAGTTCCAGTAATTGTAGGGTTAGAAATTGTAGGGCTGGTAAGGGTCTTGTTAGTTAGGGTCTGAGTCTTAAGTGTACCTACAACGTCGCCTTCGCCTGATGCGATACCGTGCATTGTGTGAGCACCAGTACCATCGTTGTATCCGCCAGTTGCTTCAATGTGAAGGTTGGCTTCGCGGAAGTCACGACCAATTGCCATATGGCGAACAGCAGCACCAGCAGAGTGAGCCTGTCCAGTACCTGCGTTTTCAACGCCACGAACGATTGTTAATGTGTTAGTACTAACAACCGTAACATCTACAATTTCTTCAAGGGCTGTATCTGGGTCAATGACAACAGTAAATGTTGTACCAGAGGGAACGCTTGCTCCGCCAAGCAACGCTGAACCAGAAACTACAGTACAGGTTGTGGCTGAGTCTGTAAGGTTGGATGCTAGCGTTGTCTGCTGAGAGCGTGAGGAATATTTTCTTGTTGTCATTTATCTACCTATCGGCTGTAGTGAACGCGGATTGGATACTGGGATTGTTGTCTTGCTGTTTCTTCATTAAGGCGTTGTGTATAGAGTGCATAGAGTTGCTTGGTAGCAGTCTGTGATGCACCGAATGGACGCTTGCTATCTGTCTCATCTGCCTGAGGACTTACCTGAGACGCACGCGCTGGGTCAAGGTATGTCAGTAGGCGATAAGAAGCACCTAAGATTGCAACATCTCGTGCTGAGTTAGGTAATCCTGTCTGAGTTGCAAAGTCTTGTGAATTGCTAGTAAATGGTTCAGGGTCAGTTGCATATACAACCTTGACCGTACGACCTGGTTGAACAAAGTCACCAATTGTTACTGTCTGTGCTCCAGCACCAAATGCTGTAGTTGAAGCCAATGAATCCCAAGACCAACGACGGATTGGGAACCACTCTTCTGAAGGTCCAATGTCTTGCCACATAATTGTCATAATGTTGTGGATGTTCAAGTTGTTAAATGCGTATGTAGTCTGTGCTGCATTGAAAACAAATGATGTTGTCTTAACTGCAAAGATAGTAGCGCCAAAGGCTGCAATAGTATCGTTGATTGCTTTTTTAATTACATAGCGTGGGAACGTAGGTGTAATAGTGACTTTAGTTCCAGCGGTGTGTGCAGCAATATCTGTACCTAAGTAGCCACGACCATAAGGAGGAATGGTGGCTGTGTTAGATACGCGGTCAAATGAGTCTAACCAAAACAGTTCTTCGTCAATCTCAATAGCACCCTTACCAATATTATCGGTAGATGCTAACTGCAAGATGGTTGGGCTAGCAATGGTAGATGCTGTAGCGGCAACATCTTGAGTAATATAGGTTGCTCTATCTTGCTGATATGTATAACCTGCAAGGTTAATGAGCACTTCATCAATCATACTTCCAAGTGTTGGCATTAGATAGTCCTTAATGCTGCAAGAGCAGATAGTCCAGTAGTAGACGCTAGTTCATTGCAGATAGCGTTAAGGTTTTTAAAGTTATTAGGTTGACGGTTTGCGTCAGCCTTGTAGTTCAGAGCAGCGATTAAACCCTTGCCTGTTGTCCCAGCCCAAGCATTGGCTGCGCCTTGTGACTCTTTGAACGCAGTCATTAGTGGATAATCTCCACCATTTGCTAAACGATTAAGTTCAGCACAAAATGATAAACCTGGAATGCTAGCCATTACTTAGCCTTTCTTTTAACTGCTGCGTTGTCTACTAAGTTTGGATAAGGTCTGCCTGCAGCCTTAGCCTTTGCCTTTGCTCTTGCTTTTTGGGCTGCAGTCAAAGGTGTTGATTTTTTCTTAGGGTTCTTTGTATCCCAAAATGCTTTCTTCTTCACCACTTCACCTTATCTGCCCAGTAGGCTGCTGACATCTTTCCTTTAGCAATATTCTTTGCGTGTCTAGCCTTAAATGATGCTTGACGCTTTGTAGGCTGCCTATCTCCAGTAACGCCCTGTTGACCAAAGCGAATAGTCTTAACCTGGTTACCTTCTTTAGCCACAACAACGTGTGACTTCTTAGGGTGATTCGGTGTACGCTTAGGCTTGTTAAAGCCTGATACTCCTGCTCGCTTTAGTCTTGGGTCCATTATTTTTTCTTCGCCTTCTTAACTGTCTTTTTCGCTTTTGACTTGCCTGCTTCAGAGAGAGCAATAGCCACAGCCTGCTTACGAGATTTAACAACTTTCCCACCTTTACCAGAGTGAAGTGTTCCCCGCTTGAACTCGCCCATTACCTTCTCGACTTTGTTCTTCATTATCGGTTTCGGTCAATCTTGAAACCAGGGACCTTTGATGGGTCCCAGTTAGCCTTTTCCATTGCTTCACGGAATGCTTTATCTCCTGGAGTTTCACCGCGAAGCATTTGTGCACGCTCTGTTGCTCGTAGTCGAGCAGCATCCGCTGTCTTATCCCTAACAGGAGTTGTCTTAGGCTTTGTTGCTGCTGCCTTCTTGCCAGCATCATACTGAGCCTTTAACTTATCAAGTTGTGCCTTAAGACGCTTTTGGTCTGCAGGAGTTTCTGCTGTATCAATTAACCAAGAACGCTTGTTCTGGTATTCGTCATATGTCATTGGCATAATTACTTCATCTTCTTCTTAGCGACTTTTTTAGCAACTCGCTTAGCAACCATCTTCTTGGCAGCCTTCTTGGCTTCCATCTTTCCCTTTGCTGTGTATGGGAACTTCTCTCCATTGACCATTGGCATTATATTTGTCCTATCTCTTTCATCACTTCGACGGATTGTTTGGTTATGTTTTTTGCAGTTGGCATAGTGTCAGCGTTGTAAGGTTTGTTGAGAACCTCACTTGCTGTGTATGCCTGTTGGATATGTTTGTGCGTTGTTCCTGCTGGTTGAATACCTTGTGCTCTTGCTTCTTTGTAGGCATTCAATTCTCCGACCCACTTCTTGTCAGATATATCTCGGGCAGCATCGCCAGTAGATAATTCAAGAAGTTGTATCTTGCAACCAAAGCAACCTTCTACATACTCTGGATGTGTCTGTCTTTGATGTAATCCCATTTGTCCCTATACCTCTGTAAAGTTTGCCTCTGTGACACCAACTCCACCAGCAATTAATGCTGCCTTTGTTGCATCGTCAACATTGTAGTTTCTGCCACCACGATAAAGTTGCTCGAATGTTGGGATATCCGAATCAAGGATGTATCGTTCTTGGGAGTAAACTCCGTTTTGCTTTACGATTGACACACCTACATCTAATTTATAGAAGTAAAATAGGCGTGCTCCACCAATAGGACCTTCTTGTACTGTTGGTGTTCTGAATAGCCAAGTAGCCATTAGTCCTCCTTAGTGAACTTACTCCGTGACAGGGAGTTTCCCCCCTGCCACAGCGTCAATTAACTACTAGAGAGCAGCGATTGATGAGCCTGTTTCAATACGATACAGTGCTTCTTCGCGGTAGCGTGCAAAGCCGAGTACGCCGTACCAACCCATTGGGCGGAAACGCATCAACTTGTCAACGACTGGTCCGATAACAACGTGTGGTTCTTCTGCAACTGCCTGAGCAAGTGCTTGCTTTCCAGCAACGATTGTTGAGAATACGCGAGTTACTGGTGTAACTGTAACAACTGTTGTTGCTGTAACTGCAGCAGTGTGTGCATCGTCAACAGTGATTGTTGTTGTTGAACCTGATGTTGCGATAGCACTAATCTTAGCGCCAGATGCAATACCTGTTCCTGCAATTCCATCGCCAACCTCAGCGCGTGCTGCGATAACAGAAGATGAAGCAACGCCGAATGTAAATCCTGCTGATACTCCTGCAACTGTTACTGCTGTTGTTGTTAGTGCGTTCTGGTTTGCACCTGTCTTAGCAGAGAACAAACGTGGTGACTCTACGAAGAATGCGCCTTCGTACTGTCCAATTTCTCCAGCCCAGATGTTATCTGGTGAAGAGTAATTGTGTGGGTCGCGCCATCCTGCTGCGCCTGTCTCTGCACGAAGGTCGTGTGAAACTTCTGGGTGGATACCTGTCCAGAATAATGAACCCTTACGGTATGCAGCCTTGTTAGAACGCAACTTAGCAACAGCCTTACGGATGTCTGCTGAGTCTAGTGTTGCAGCAGCAGTAATTGTTACTGTTGATGTTGCAGTGTTTCCACCGTAAATTACGTTGCTTCCACCGTTAAGTGTAGTCATCGCAACCTGGTCGATTGAGTCTGCAAGGTTGAACGCAATTACGTTAGCAATTGCTGGGTCAACGTCTGCAAGTGAGAATAGTTCCAAAGCGCGTGTTACAAGAACAGAGTTACCGTACTCGTTAAGAGTAATTGTAACTGTGTTAGGTGTTGACAACGCGACTGAATCTGGGTCTACTGTCTCTGTTAGAGTATCTGTTACTGCATTGAGGTCAACGTACTTCTGTAGAACTACTGTTGAACCTGGGATTGATTGCTGTGCTGGAGTCTTGTCTGCGACTGAACGAATTAGTGGTTCGGCGCGGAGAGCGAACTCAAGAAGACGGTCATACGCCTTCTGTACAAGACCTGCACCGCCGACTGTACCACCAAGGGTGGCAGAGCCTGTGGATGTGTATGCATTTGACATACGCGGTCACCTCCAAGTGACTATGAACGGATATTATTGTTGTGAGCGTAGAATTGACAGAATGTCTTCTTCAGACGTAGCCTGTTGCATTCTGTATTCAATATCATTTGCTCGGTCAGGGGTCATTGCGTTCTGTGTAACCAAGTCCTGGTTGCGTAATGCAGCGCGGTCTTCTTGTGTTACCTTAGAACTATCTTCGTTAACCGTTAGTCCGAACAAGTCTGCATTATCATCGAGCCAGTTAGAAACTGATTCTTCGCTAATGTCATCCAAGTCCTTCATTACTAAACGGGCTGCTTTAAGATTGACGCCCTTCTTTTCTAGTACTGACTTGACAGTTGCTTCACGCTGCGTCTTGGAGAATCCCTCAAGTTGCTCAGTGAGTTCCTTAATACGTTTCTCATCTGCACGCTTGGCTTTTCGTAACTTTTTAAGTAAGTCACTTCCATCCATCGGTGCTTCATCGATTGTATCTAGGTCATCGTCTTCGTCGTCCCAGTAGTTGTTGCTCATAGCAACGCCACCCTTCTATTCGTAGTTAGTTCGCAAGCCTCAGATACCATTCGGGGAAATGGTCTGGCTCTTACTCCCAGTCTTTTACGCTGGCGGGGCTGGTCGGTCCGCTCAGGATTCTGTTTTAGATTACGCGATTAGCACGAGACTGTGATGCAAGTGCTCTAGAACCAGCGGTTCCAGCCTTGCCTGCAAAGCGTGCTTCTTCTTGTCGAGTTAAATCTTCTAGTTTTTTAAGTTCTGCGGCAGACTTATTAATAACAGCACTTGTCAAGCCACCAACTCCAATTGATTGCACTCCAGAAATCTCTGCAAGTTTCTGCTCTGTTTCTCGTGCACCAGCAATCTGACCAAACTGACCTAGCGTGCTGGCATATGTGCCACCACCCTTAGCAATCTGTTGTGCTTGTTCATTTGTAATTCCACCAAGCAATTTTGGACTTACTCCAAGACCCTGCTGTTCTGCAGCACTGAGTACTTCATAGCCAGCAAGTTCCTGTTGAAGTTGCTTAGCACCCTTTTCGCCAGTTAATAAAGCCTTGGCAAGTTGTGTTCTATCTAGAGTTGGAAAGAATCTTGATATAGTTTTCTTGTTTATATCTGATGCATTATCAATGCGGTCAAAGACTGCTACCAGTCTGTTACTAAATTCTGTAGCAGAAACAGCCTTACCAATTACATCACCAAGATAATCTTCATTGGCTAGTGAGCCTAAGTTAGAAGACTTAAGTAAGTTGCCCATTGTTTCTTGAGTTTTAAAATATTCAGCAACAGTGGGTACCTCGACTGCCTTGCCTTCTTGCTTTAATTTTTGAAGAGCAAAGATTCCTTTAAATCGTTTTGTAAAGTCTGCCAATGCTGGGTCATTATATGATTCAAGAACAGCCATATTAAATGCTTCTTCTGGTGTTGAACCACTTTTAGTAAAACCAGAAACTCTTTTATATACCTGATTAACCCAAGGTTTATTCATTTCTGAAGGACCGAAAAAAAGCGATAGTGTATTTTTAAATACATCAAATGCGGTTGCGCCTTCACTACCGCCACCAATGTCTGGAACTCCAAGAGTAGTTGTGCTTGATGTTGTTCCATCTGTAGCAATTCCATTGACATAATTGCGACCACCAGAAATTCCTGTAAACGGTTTTCCGTTTACTATAAATGGTGTAGCAGATGTACCGAAAGTACCAAAGGCTTGACTTTGTAAATCACTTCCAGCAAAAGCAAGATTCTGCTTTGCAGCGTTAGCAATGTTACGGTTGTACTCAGGTGTTCCGTAAGCACCTACACCGTTAATATCAATTTGAGCGCCAAGACCTGCACTACCTTTAGCAACACCAATGGGATTAACAGAACCACGACCAGAGATAAGCATACCCTTTTCGTTATAAATGCTTGTTCCATTAAAGTCACGAACGATAACAATCTTATTTACTGGGTCATAGGTTGCATCACCATAAGTCGGTGCATCTTCTTTTAAAACACTAAGTCCAGTATCACCAGAAAGAGTTTTTCCGTAAACGCTTTGTGCAGGGGATACGCCTGGACCAAATCCAACATCCGAACCTGCATTTGCAGCCTCTGCAGCAATTGCGTTGTTAACCAACTTTGTTGGAGGTACTACTGAACCATCAGCATAGTAAAAACCGTATGTTGCTGTCATTTCCTTGCCAGGAACAGAACCATAAAAAACTTCTTTACCGTCGTCGTCTGTTCCACCTGGAGAGCCGCCACGTGCAAGCGTTGGGTTGACTTTGGTTGTAGTGGTAGTTGTTGCTGTTTTTGTTCCAGTTCCTGATATAAGATTTCCCTTTACATCATATGTGTTGCCACTTGCAGTTGTACGTGTGGCAGGGATAGGAGTGCCAATAGGAAATACTTCTTTGTATTCACCAACTCCACCAGCGGCTGTCCGAACATATTCAAGTGTTGCTCCAGCAGCAACGCCTTCTTGTGTTAAATCACCCTTAGGTTGGTCTTTATATCCTTGAGTAATACGAGCATTGGCTTGTGTTGCAGTTTCGCCTGGAAGGCGTGCTGCTCTATCTGTGCTTTTTACTCCAGCAGCAACCTGCTCTGCTGTTTTGGCATCAATTTCTGCTTGTGTTAATGTTGCTTTAGTAGGCGTTACTGATATCCCAAGAAGTTTCTTTTCAGCGTCTGTTAATGGCTGACCAGATTGTAACTTTCGTAATGCTGATGCTGTATCAGCCATATTAGACTCCGAATCCCATCGCTCTTGCAACACCCACTGCGGAGTCGCGTGCTAAATCTTTAGACCAACTTGCCTTTTCTGAATTTGGATGATTTTTTAAATATGTAATCCATTCAGATAATGAACCCATTGGTACATTTCCTGCTGTTCCATCTGGACGGACAAACTTATCAAGGTCTGGATTGTCTAGGTCAACTGTGTCAGGGTCAATTTCCCAGTACTTAGCCATCTGAGTTATGTAAGGCTCTACTACATCCATAACAGTTAAACCAGGAGTATCTTGTAGTCTCTTTGCAAACAATGGGTAACGCACGGCAGCCTTGGCACCTAGGTCTTTTTTAAGGGCATCAATAGTCTGCTTGCCTGAAGCAAGTGCTACACCAAGAGCGTTGATTTCCTTCTGACTTAAATCAGATATTCCGTTAGCCTTAAGAATACTTTTGATTGAAGAAATCTGTGTAATTGCACTAGATGGTAGTTTAGTTGTATCA